GAGATGACTACTACAATGAATTGGACTCTAGAATTAAGCGGGAGTTCCCGCATAAATTTGGAGAGGAGCAATCCACTGGCCGCAAGCCCGCTCAGAATGTTGCCGGTGTCTCACGCTCCACCAAAACTGGGCGCAATGGTAAAAGGGTCAGACTCTCCCAGACCCAAGTAGCAATCGCTAAAAAATTGGGAGTGCCGCTTGAAGAATACGCGAAATACGTAAAGGAGTAAGAAGATGGCCGCAGAGAAGAAAGGCTTTGAGGGCATTAATCGCTCCTCACGTGAAACAGCGTCAAGGGAGAAACAGGGACGGCGTAAGCCTTGGACTCCCCCGTCTATGCTAGACGCACCGCCCGCACCAGAGGGCTTTAAACATCGTTGGATACGCGCCGAAGTAAGGGGTTTTGACGACACCAAGAATATTTCGGCAAGACTGCGAGAAGGCTATGAGCTTGTTCGCCAAGATGAGTATCCAGATTTTGAAGCACCGGTAATTGATTCGGGTAAATATGAGGGTGTGTTTGGTGTCGGCGGATTGATGCTCGCTCGCATACCGGTGGAAACAGTAGAGGAACGCGCTGAGTACTTTGCTCAACGTAACGCGGACCAGATCGAAGCTGTGGAAGGCGATATGTTGCGAGAAAACGCTCATCCAACGATGACAATCGGAAAACCCGAGCGTCAGAGTCGTGTAACTTTTGGCGGCCCCAAGAAATAGGGCCGCACAGAACGAGGAACTAAACCATGGCAAATCAAGAAACTGCCTTTGGTCTTCGTCCTGTTGGTCTTGTAGGAAGCGGTGCTAATACCACCGGCGTTACTGAGTACGAAATTGCCAGTAACAACACAAATGCCATTTACAATGGCGCAATTGTTGTTCCTCTAGCCGCAGGCGTTATTGACCAAGCTGGAGACACTGCGGGCGGCACTACGCAAGCCCTTGGTGTACTCGTCGGGGTTCAATACCATGATTCTACCCAGAAGAAACCTGTTTTTCTTAACTACTGGCCCGGATCAGGAAGCGTATCTGTAGATACCAACTTCCCGGTAAAAGCTCTTGTAGCTGATAACCCCAATCAACTGTTCGTCGTAGCGGCGGATGCTACCCTCACTGACCGAGCTACTGCACTGGCAACTGTGTTTGCCAACGCAAGCCTTGGCACATCTGCACGTAGCGGTTCTACCGACACAGGCAAATCAAGTGCCGAGCTTAGTGTTAGCAGTGTTGCTACTACTGCAACTCTGCCACTTCGCATCGTAGGTCTGGTTGATGATGACGCTAACAATGATTATGCGTCTGCGGGAGCGCACCTGCTTGTTCGGCTGAATGCTCACTTCAACGCTGGCAGTCGTCGGTTTGATTCTCAAACCACCGCTGACTCAACTGGTATCTAAGGGGGATTAAGTAATGGCTATTTCTCGCGCACAGTTGGCGAAGGAACTTGAGCCGGGGCTTAACGCTCTCTTTGGACTTGAGTATGATCGCTACGAACAGGAACACGCTGAAATCTTCGACGAAGAAACTTCAGACCGTGCCTTTGAAGAAGAAGTAATGCTGTCTGGCTTCGGCACTGCGCCGGTTAAGTCAGAAGGTGGTGCCATCTCGTTTGATGACGCGCAGGAGACATTTACTGCACGTTACACTCACGAAACGATTGCACTGGCGTTTTCAATCACTGAAGAAGCGATTGAAGACAACCTGTATGACCGCCTTGCTTCTCGTTACACCCGTGCTTTGGCACGGTCCATGTCCCAGACCAAGCAGATTAAGGCCGCTTCAATCTTGAACAACGCCTTTAGCACTTCGGCACCTGTTGGTGACGGAGCCGCCCTCTGCTCGTCTTCTCACCCCTCTCTGTCTGGTAACCAGCGTAACTTGCTGTCAACCGCCGCTGATCTCAACGAGACTTCTCTTGAGCAGATGCTGATTGACATTGCTGGTTTGACCGATGAGCGTGGTCTGAAGATCGCGGTACGTGGTATGAAGATGATTATCCCGAAAGAACTGCAATTTATTGCAGAGCGGGTGATCAACTCCAACCTGCGTCCGGGAACTGCGGACAATGACCTCAACGCAACCAAGTCTATGGGTATGCTCCCAGATGGCGCGGTAGTTAACCATTTCTTGACCGACACAGATGCGTTCTTCATTAAGACTGACGCACCTAACGGCTTCAAGATGTTTAACCGAAGCCCCATCAAGACTGCAATGGAAGGTGACTTCGACACTGGCAACATGCGCTTTAAGGCGCGTGAGCGTTACAGTTTCGGGGTTTCCGATTGGCGTTGTGTCTTTGGCACACCGGGTGCCTAAAAACAGAGCCGCCTTCGGGCGGCTTTTTTTGTTCCACGTGGAACATCTGTGCTAATATAATTTTTCCTGACAGCCTTACACTGAGGCTGACACTAGCCAAGACAGGAGACTACAATGGCTAACACTACTTTTTCTGGACCCGTCCGGTCTGAAACTACTTTTAAAGCTGTAAGTAAAAACGCCACTACGGGTGCAATTACCGAAATTGCTACTTTTGGTGCGGCTCCCATTAGTCTTGCTGATGCGGACGTAACGCTTGATAACGCTACGCATAGTGGCCGAGTTTTGCTTGTTCCAGACGGTACTCAAGACAATACCTACACATTGCCTGCTCCCGTTGCAGGGTCTGTGTTTCGGTTTGTTTATGCCGGTGGGGCCGCAGATGCTACCGACGCAATTATTGTCACTCCGGGCAACACTAACTTTTATATTGGCGGCGTTACCTTTTTGGATACTGATGATGCGATTAGCGCAGTATTTTCTGATGGCAACTCCAACAGCAGTATACAAATCAATGTCCCTGCGGGTTTTGATGTAACCATTGTTGGTCTGGACACCACTAACTACCAAATCTTTGGCACGGTAACTAGCGCAACTGCACCTGCGTTTGCTGACCAATAAGAGGTAAATCATGGCTAATTCAGACGTAAAAGCAAAACGTCTGACCGGGACAGGCTCTGCTAGTGTAGGGCCTGCTCGTATTCGTCAGATTCAAGTTCTTTCTGCTTCAGGAACGCCCCGTCTTACTGTGACAGACGGAAATGGCGGAAGCACGGTATTGGACTTGGATTTTTCTGCGAGCGAAACGCACTCGGTCAACATTCCTGACGAAGGCATAAAAGTGTCTGATATTTATGTCAGCGTCTTAACTAACATTACGGCAATCACGGTGTTCTTTAGCTAATGGCAACCACTAAAGACGTAAAAAGGCTCCCCTCTGGTCGTTTAAGCTACCGAGGGGAAACTTTTGCGGGTTACAACAAGCCTAAGAAAACGCCCGGAAAGTCCAAAAAAAGCGCCGTTTTGGCTAAGAAAGGCAATGAAGTAAAGCTTGTTCGTTTTGGTGACCCCAACATGTCGATCAAAAAGTCACAGCCGGGTCGTAGAAGTAACTTTAGAGCGCGTCACAACTGTGATACGGCAAAGGATAAATTTTCGGCGCGATATTGGTCTTGTAAGGCTTGGTAGTCATGGATGTTAAAGAGGTGTTGGCTGGACAAGGCTTGACTGCGCGTTTGGAAAAACATGAAGCGGAGTGTGCGCTTCGTTATGCCCGTATTGAAGAAAGGCTGGATGAACAAAAACAGTCTTTAAACAAATTAGATATAAAGATTTGGGGTTTAGCTGTTTTGATTATAAGCGCCCCGATTTTTACTAAGATCATAGGGTGATGTTATGGGTATGGGGATTTCGGGCTCAAGGGTAAAAACAGGGCCGAAAAAATCAAGAGTCCAAGTCACTTACATGCGTAAAGGTGGTGCGGCGTCTAGTAAAAGTAAGGGCAGTAAAATTTGTCCTGAAGGTAAGGCGTGGGCAAAGCGTACTTTTGACACATATCCCTCTGCTTACGCTAATTTGGCCGCTAGTAAATACTGCAAGGACCCTAATTACGCCAAAAAATCTAAAGGCGGCAAAAGGAAAGGCCGCTAATGGGTAAGCTCAAAGAGTGGCTGGACCAAGATTGGGTCCGTATTGACAGCAGTGGCAACATTGTTGGGGAATGCGGCACGTCTAAGAACAAAAAACGGCCCGACCGTTGCTTGCCTCGTTCTAAGGCTAACAGCTTGAGCAAATCAGAACGTGCCGCTACGGCGCGTAAAAAGAAGCGTGAGGGCGCAAAAGGTAAGCAGGTGGTGTCTAACACTAAGGCCGCTAAAGTCCGTAAGGCCGCTAATGGTGGCGAAATACGTAAGAATCACCGAGGTTGTGGCGCGGTGATGCCCGAGCGCAGAAAGAAGACTAGGTATGATTAGTCATGGACCTAGAACAAAGAGTCATTAAAGAAATAAAAGAATGGGCAAATCAAGTTCTAGATAAACCTAACCCTTTTTTTAACGACATTCCGGCGTGTCCCTACGCCAAAAAAGCTTTTTTATCTGACAAGGTAGGTTTTTCGTTTAGTTACGACAAATCTATGCAAGGCTTATACACAGTTTTGTCACAGTTTGACGACACTTACGATGTAATTTTGTTTGTGCAATTTGATTTTGTCGAGGAACCACAAGAGTTTCACGATTATATCGGGGCTTTAAACGGCGCTATATCCATGGGCATTTTTATACAGAAAGACCTGTGGGTCATGGGCTTTCACCCCTTTGACGAAAGCGAAGAAGCGTTTGACCAAGAATTTGATCATTTAGTGGAAGAGCCATACACCATGTTTTTTGTGCAACGGCTATCTACCATTGAAAAATCGGCAGAAATGCTGAGAGAAAAAGGGTACTATGACCAGTACTTAAATGACCCAGAAACCGCTGGTTTGTGGGACGAGCGTCAGGAACTATACAGGAGACTCTGTGATGCCGGGACCAAAGGGAATGAGGAATGGTATGGCCAAGAAAAAAGCCAAGCCTGTTAAGAAAATGCGTGGCGGTGGTATGTCAGCAAAACCCAAGCCTCCGGGCATGAAAAAAGGTGGCGAGGCTATGATGGACCCACCGCCTAAAGCAAAAGTACCGCCCAAGAAAATGCGCGGTGGCGGTATGGCTATGAAGGACAAGCCTCCGGGTATGCGTGGCGGTGGTATGGCCAAGAAAAAAGCCAAGCCGATTAAGAGAGCAAATGGCGGTGCCGTAGTCCGTAGTAGCTCAAAGAAGCCTTTGTAGTCATGGCGAAGAACTTAAAGCCGGTTCCAGAGGGGAACAAAGGTTTGCCAAAACTACCAACTGAGGTCCGAAATAAGATGGGCTTCATG